CTTAAAATTATCAGCAGCAACGAAAGGTTTTAGAGGGTATTGTTTCTCCCAAATAGCTTTGATTTCATCATCATTGCTTTTGATAGGAGATACACTCTCAAACTCGGATTTATCGTAGTTCCAATAACCATCAACTTTTCTTAATTTCAGTTTAAAGTTTGCACCTTTCCAGAAATCAAATGGGTTGATTGGTGATTCATCTTCAAATGCTGGTTGCATTGCTTCAGTAATCTTATCAAAGATTTTTTTACCAAACTTAAATAAAAATACTTTACCATCATTTTCAGGATGTTTTGGATCGCTGACAACATAGATGTTAGAGTAATAAGATAATTTTCTTTTTCTCTTTCTAGCAATTTCTTTATCGCTATCAACACCTGTGTTCCATAATCTAGTGTTCTCTTCACTAACAGGATCTTTTTGATTCATTGTAGTTAGAGAGTTTTCAATATACCAACCACCCTTGTCTTGGAAAGCATGAGACCATACTCTTTGCCAAGGCATATCTTCGCCTTCACAAGCTGGTAAAAATCTAATAACGGCATAACCATTACCAGTTTTATCTAACTCTGGTTTCCAGAACCTATCGTCTTGGTATTTGTTGTTTTTAGATTGATCCTCAGGATTGAGGTTTTGTTCAAGTGCCTTTGTTAATTTATCAAAGTTACTTGATGATGATTTTAATGTTTCAAAATCCATAATTATTCTCCTATATTAATTATATTCGTTGTATTTGTGTTGGCTATATTAGCGCCATCGGTATTATTTATAAGACTTTTATGCCTCATTTAAATAATTCTTTACATTCTCAGGTGTTGACTCTACATACGGATCGTCATCATCTGAAAAATTATTAAAACCTGGTTCTTCAAACATCTTTTCAATAGCACCATTGTTTACAATAGCTGCATATCTCCATGATCTCTTGCCAAAACCTTGTTTAGGTTTATCAACCAGCATTCCCATGTTACTTGTAAATGTACCACAACCGTCTGGTATCATCTTAACATTTTTAATTTCTAAATCTCTTGCCCAAGCATTCATAACAAAGGCGTCATTTACTGATACACAATAAACATCATCAATGCCTTTTTTCATAAAGTCCATAAACTCTCTGTCATAACTTGGTAGTTCTTCGCCAGAACATGTTGGTGTAAATGCACCTGGTAAACTGAACAATAAGATTCTTTTGCCTTTAAAAAGTTCATCTGTTGTTACATCTTTCCATGTGCCACCTATAAAAGTACATCCGCCTTTTTCTTCGCTGTCGCCTTCTCTAAATTTAAAAGTGTGAGGTTTAACATGCATAAAATTCCTTGTAGTTAGTAGTTAGTAATGCGTCTTTCGTGGGATTGGTTGGAACCGACCCACAATCTTCCAGGAAGAGTCCATTTCTGATAAAGATTTGGTCCCTACTCAAAACTAAACAAGGTGTCTTCAACCATTCGGTCATAACCCTCCTTGCCCATGCCTTTAGCCCTCTTAAGCTATATTCAGCCAGAAAGAATACTACATTTGCAAATATAATATTGTTACGCATTGTTTATAATATATCATTATTTGACTAGATTGTCAAGCGTGGAATAATCCACATATGATAAATTATCAACCCCTTTCCACTCTTCAATAGTCTGGTTTACACCGTCATTGGCGTCCACACCTAATCTATTGACTTTATAAAATTTTATGCTAGGATTACGTGTAAATAACGTTTTCCATTGCTTAATCCAGTTAGCTGCTGGTGTCGGGTGGTGATCAGCTGCGACATAATGTTCAGTACCTTTGTATAAGTTATTTACCTTTTTTGTTGTCGATCTCAAATCATGTCCAATCAGATAAACCTCATTTGGTGATTCAACTTTTACTGCGACATTACCTGACATAGAACCAGCTGCCCAACCCTCGTCTTTTTCAAATAAATCTGTTAAACTTTGTGACTTGTCATTCTCTTGTATCCAAGATATGTAAACACTTGTATGGTTTACCTGTTTCATAAAAGATGTCTTATCAGTTCTTAGTATTCTTGCCATACCATTTAAAGATGAACCATTCATCACAAATTCTGTAGCATTGTTTTTATCATTCTCTTTATGTAAATTAAATTCTTTGATAGCTTTTCTATCTTCTTCATTCATAGATGAATATAATAATGTATCGTACATATGAGAAGGACATTTTGTCCAGTTTCTAAAATAACATGGTATCTTTTGACCGATACCTGCATGGTATATTTCGTGCATTATACCATTGTCAACTGATATTAAACTATCAGGTAAAAAATCTCTGTATATGGCATTGCAACCATATATCTTACCGTGTGGTCTCAATCTTTCTAAATCAAAACCTTTTCTACTTTCACCGTTACCTATACAAAAAACTCTCTTCATTCTATCTTTCTTACTTTGCCTTGACATTCTCATGCCAATGTTTAATAATTCCTCATGTTTAGGCCACTCTTCATCAAAGTATTTTACCATAACTTAAATTTTTCAAGTTTTTCTAATATCTTTTTTATTGGCTCATAGACAGACCATATCTCTCTAATATGATTGTCCATTTTTTTATTTAACTTATCTAATTTTTTTTCTATTCTATCTAATTGTTCTTTACTCATATCCATTGCATAGCAACAAACCAACCATATAGATTAATTAAACAAAAGTAACCTACTAACAATGTTGGCCATGCCAATTTTCTTCTTATGTGTGCATATACAGCTGTTAAACTACCAACAAAATAACCTGGATAGATGTATCTCATATCTGGATCCACCGCTGTAATAGCTAATGTTAAACTTGCACCTACTATAAAAAAGAAACTAACTTGTTCATAGTAAAATGCTATCTTATCAGAACGATAAGATGACACAAAAAATTCTCTTATTGCTTTCATACAAATATATCTTTCATAATCATTTTACATTCGGTATCATTCATTGATACAAAATTCTTTAATTTAGCGATCTTAAATGAGAGATCAGGCCAAATAATTTTTTCTTTAATACTAATATCCCATGCCTTACCAAACGATAAGATTGAGTTAAAAATAACGGCGGTCTGGATGTGAATTTTCCTTTGAATAAGTAACTGTAAAAATCTTGGATGTTGTCCATCACCAGAGCGAAAAACATCATCAAACCTAAGATTATTACTCCCAAGGTAATTATTGAGTAATACACAATCGTTTCTAAAAAGATAATTATTACTTTCTTTATACTTTCTCCATTTGGTATAAGCTTCAGCACCTTCATTTTCTAATAAATTTCCTATCCATTTTTTACTATCTGATACAAAATTACTGACAAAGAAATAAACAATATCGTTTTGATTATATCTTGTTGATAGTTTATGAAAAAAGTATCTATCATTTCGTTTTGTAAATGTATCCAGTTTGACATTTATTTTACCCTCATATTTGTGAAAATCATATGACTTACTTGTGAAGTGTAATTTAACTGCCAAGTACGTCTTATAAACTTCAAATCCACCATACATTATAATTTATACTCAAAGTTTTGTGTTTCACCACTTATATGTATCTGTTTAGCACCATTCTTTATATGAAAGTGTGTTGCCATTGTTGTTAATGGTGATAAAGTAACTAATCTTTTATAATCTTTCTCTATGACCCATTCTCTTAGTTTACTTATAATTTCTCTACCTGCACCTCTTTTACGTGACCATACAGTATATGCAACCACAATCTCACCTGATCCGTTTGAGTTAGCTGCCTGACTCATATAGTCCATTTCTCTAACTGTATTAGGTATCTCTGGACATAATGCAACACAAACAATCGCCTCAATCTCATCATTATATTTTAGACCAAATATCTTACGACCATGTGTTATTCTAAAACCTAAAGTTAGTTCAGGTCTTACTGGATCCTCTGATACATCTATATCATCTAGTTCAACTAAATCTGTACCTTTGACCCATTTAAAAAAATCTTGTACGTTATCTTTAAACTTTTTCATACATTAAAAACTTATCCAATCTCTATCTTGTCTTATTTCATAATCTTCATAATCTGCTATAGGTATACTTAGTGATAATCTTTTTTGATTAGCTGAGTATTGATGATAATGATGTTTAGGAATATACACTAAATCACCTGGTTTCATAACATGATTAATAGCAGGTTTACTATCTTGTATTTCTTTTAATCTTTGTTTACCCTCTACACAATCAACATCTCTGTATTTATGGTCATCATCATTTAATTCAGTATTCCAAACTTTAATTGTACTTTCGCCCTCACATTGTATAATAAAGTTATGGTTGTTATCAAAGTGTACACCAAAACCATTATCAATATTATGTGTGTTAAAAAATACTTGTGCGTCAGCTGGTGCTTTCCATATATCTTCTATATCTTTTACACATTCATTTATCATCTTTGATAATCTACTGCAATCTTTTATAAAGACAGTTTTATCTTTTAA